TTATAAGTGAAGATACTAGCTCACCTTATGTTTGGACAGGCACAACAACACAGGCTGTTTATAATCACGGAGCAACTACTGGAAAATATGCAACCGTTATTGTGAGCAATCCTAATACTGGAGATGATAGATTATTAAACTCAGCTGTTTTAACTGAGCTTACATTATCTATGGACTCAGGTAGTGAGGGTGGGCGATTAGTTGCATCAGGTACTTTTATGACAGGTTATAAGCCTGATGTTTCATCTAACGCTGTAGCACCATCTATGAGCACAAATGCTTATGTCAAAACACTTTATGATCTAACTACTAAAACCGTTGGAGGTTCAGATGTAGTTGTAAAGAGTTTATCATTAAATATTGCTTACCCTGCAACTAGAATTGGCTATCAAGGAAATAATGGCGATGTAGAACAATATGCTAGAGGCGGAGAAATAGTTTGCAGTGGAAGTGTATCAGTAAAATATGATGCAAATACTGACCAAGAACTTGCAGATTTTTTAAGTGGAGCAACAAATGCTCTTTCTTTCTCAGATAGTTCACCAACTTTAGCATTAAGTGTACCAACAGCTGTGTACACAGGTTACAATTTGGACTTAGGGGATAGCGAAGAAGGCGTTTTTGTAGAAATACCATTTGAAGGTACTGCAGACGCAGGTGCTAATTTGTACTCAATAACAACAGGTTAAGGACAACGGAGGGAATAAATGAAAGTTAAAATAGATAACATAGGTGAATTTGAAGTAAAAGATTTGACCTATGCAGAAGCAAGGACATTGCACAAAAAAAATACGTTAATATTTTGGGGAAAGACTGAAAAAGATATAGATCCAATGAAATATTATCAATTTTTAGATGAAATCAAAGAAATATCAGGAATATCTGATGAGGAATTGAAAAAATATAGTATGGTTGAGGTGGATAACATCCTTCAAACTATTTTAATGGAGTACACTGGTTTAAACCCAAAAAAATGAGAGGGCTGGCATTTGCCGTTTGGTGGTTGTTCTATCGCCAAACGTTTGAAAGCCCGTATTCCCTCCCTTATACCGCAGTCAGCCCTCTCACTTACAAACAAAGGGAGTTTAAAACTGAAGAAGACATATGGAATGAGATTGATAAAATTGCTGAAGTTAATAGCAGGACATCAAGAAGTATTGGTCAAGACCTTTACCACCTCATTCCATTGTTTACTGACCCAAGTTATATTCTAGAAGAATGGCAATATGAAGCAATAAATGAATATAACATATGTAAAAATTTCAATGTCACTTTAGGGGTACTTGACAACGTCCCTGCAAGAAGACTTGATTATTTTAGTATAATACAAAATGAATTCAACGCAATAGCAGAATACGAGAACAATAAAAATGGCAAGCAATGAAATGCTAATACGAGTTGGGCTGAAAGGCGCTAGAGCTGTTCAGTCAGGACTCAAAGGAATAACAAGAAGCGTAGGTTCGTCCGCTAAATCAATTGCTAAGTTTGCAACTAATTGGAGAACTGCACTAGTTGGGATTACTGCGCTTGGTGGTGCTTTAAGAACAGCAAGTAGATTTTCTGATGGTATGCGTGAAATACAGACCATTGGTAAACAAAGCAGTGAAGAACTAAAAGAGCTTGGCAGTACAATAAGAAATGTAAGTGCTGAGTTTGGTCAAGATTTTTCAGCAACTACTAAAGCACAATATGACATTATATCAGCAGGAGTTCAAGGTACTGAGCGACAATTAGAAACTCTCAGAGCAGCTTCTCAATTAGCAGTGGCAGGTGTAAGTGATATAGGAACAACCGCTGATGTTATTACTTCTGCTATGAACTCATATGGTCAAGAGGTTATGAGTGCAGGGAAAGCATCTGATATTTTATTTCAAACAGTTGAAAAAGGTAAAACAACTATTCCTGAATTGGGTGCATCTTTAGGTCAAGTTATGCCTTTTGCAGCTAGTGCAGGCGTATCGCTTGAATCAGTTGGTGCAGCTATGGCAACTATCACCGCAGGTGGTGTAGCTACGTCTGAAGCAACTACTGCTTTAAAAACTGCTATTGTAGCACTAGACACTCCAACTGCACGCTCACGAAAAGCATTTGAAGAACTAGGTTTTGAAGTAACTAGAATGGAAGATGGCTCACTTGACCTAGTTGGCACAATGGCACAATTAGAAAAATTTGATAGTGCAACAATACAACGACTAGTTCCAAATGTAACTGCTCAATTAGCTATTAAGTCTATAACAAAAGATATGGACGGATTCAGAGACACTATGAGCAGTTTTGATAACATTCAAGGTAAGACTGCAGAAGCTGTTAAAACAGTAAATATGTCATTGGGGCAACAAGGCAGAATACTTGGATCTAATTTAAAAAACGCTATGATTGAAATAGGTGGAGTGATTGGGGAGCAATTAGTCAATGAAGAAGGAACGGGACCACTTAATAGAATAAATGAATCATTGCAAAATATTGGAAGAATTGGTTGGGCAACAATAGCTAGGCGTGTGATTGATAGCTTTTCAGCTATATGGACAGCATTAAAAGAAACAACTGCGTTATTATTAAGCAGAGCATTTGGACAAATTCCCGGATTATTAATGGGTGCTTTAAAATTAGCAATGGATTTAATTAAAAAAGTGGCTGTTTTTATATGGGAGCCAATAGGCAAACAAGCAAAAATTTTAGGACTAAGTGTAAAATTAACATTTGAATCTATGATAAATGGAGTAATTGCTTTAGTCAATGGTATGATAAATACATTGAACAAATTGCCGGGAGTTTCTATAACAAACTTTGAGCAATTAAAAACAAATACTGCAGGGCAAATAGAAACACTACAAAATACTACTACTGCATTTGGTGAATTATTTAAAGAAAAACAAACGTCAATAGCAGATGAGCTTGGGAATATTTGGGGAGGTCTTAATGCTAAAATATTTGCAGCTAATGAAGAACGCAAGACTTCAGAAAATGCAGTAACTGATGTAGTTGTAGGTGCACAAGCACAACAAGCACAAGCAATAGCAAAAACAACTGAAGAAACAAATAAAGGAACACAGGCTCAACAAAAACAATTTCAAACTACATTAAGTGGGATTAGAAATTCAATTACAGCGTTTTTAGCACAAGCTATTGCTAAGGCAGTATCGGCTGAAGCAAGTAAAGGAATAGTTGGTTTGGTTACAGGTACTGCGGTTGCTGTAGGTCTTACAGCTCTTTTTGATAAATATATTCCTAAATTTGCAAAGGGTGGAGAATTTATTACTGATAGACCTCAATTATTTATGGCAGGAGATAATCCAGGCGGAATGGAACGAATAACTGTAGAGCCTTTATCAAGTAGTGGTTTTCAAAAGAGTGGTAAAAATATTGTAGTTAATATTAATGCACCTTTAGTAGATGAAACCGTTAGAGATTCAATTTTGCCAAGTATTCAAAAGGCAATGAAGTTGGATCTAGCTTAATGCTGACTTTTCATAGCGACTATACATCTTTATTAGGCTCACCTTTTAAGGAAAATTGGGTTGTACGTTTATATAAAAATGATGGCACTTATATTGGAATATCTTTTGCAGATGTTACTATGGGTGATTCAATTGTTTATAAAGGCTCAATATTAAATGCACCATCAATTCGTGATGATGTTGATTTTACGTCAGGTAAGGCAAAAACCTCAAATATGACACTAGAGGTAGCTGATTATGCAATCTCGTCTTCTACCCTACAAAAAACGCTTTATACAGGCAACTATTTAAATCAATCAGTTAAAGTTTACTCAACTTTAGGCACTTTAACAGATTTTGCAAAAATACCTCAATTATTTGAAGGGCGACTTGAAAGTGTTTCTACAAATGAAAAAGGTAATTTAAAATTATCAATTGTAGTAAAAAGACCTTGGGATGAAATACAACTACCCAATGTATTTAGCACTAATGGTGTCTATGCTCCAGTAGTTTACGGAGATTACACTTCAAATCAATACGCTGACACATCTGGCTACAAATTATATCCTGCACCTTTTTTAACAAGCGACAGCACTAATTTGCGATTTGCTGACCACCAATCTGTTACAAATGTATTTCCTCATTATTTTGATAGCTCAGCTAGGCAATTTCCTTATTTATCACGAGCTTCAGCAACCTCTGCTTCTAAACTAGGAGTAGATTCAATAAGCATTTTGGACACTATTACAAGGCTTTATAGAATAGTGCCATCAATGGATCCATCAGACGCAGGAGATTTTAGCAACCCAACAAACATAATTGACACAAGCGTATCTACTTTTGCTCAAAGTGTAAATAATGTTCACAATAGTAACCACACAGACACTTTAAAAATAAACTTACCTCAATTGTCAGGTAAAATAACATCAGTTACAATGTATGTTAAATTTGACGCTACTTACCTTGACAATGAACAATCACCATCTAACCAAGTAAAGTTTTCATATGATGCAGTATATGGTGGCTCAACCACTGAAGGCATAATATTTAATGATACTGACCCAAACACTGTCCCAAGTTCTGCAGAAACGGTTACTTCTTCAGGAAATGCTGACATAAATAATTCAGGTACAGCTCACGGGTCGTATTCATTAACAAGTTTAATAACCTCAAATGATAACAAATTACCTGACGCTATACATTTAAAACATTTTGTTGCCCAATCAAATAGCAGTAGCAATGAAACTTTGGATTCAACTTTAAAAATATACGATGTATGGTTTTCGATTACAATACAAACAGATACATCCAATGAGCCAAGTTCTGCAGGTCAAGAAAAAGCACAACTAGAAAAAGTGTATTTAGCTCACGATGGCTTTACAAAATCTTGGCAAACTAATACTTTAGCAGAAAAACCTCACGATATACATCGAGATATTTTATACAGATTTCTTGGTGTAACAACAACTCCAACTAATTATTCAAGCCTTGATTCAGAAAAATCAGGCGTAATGAGGTTCTTTACATCAATAGGAGAACCAAAAAATTTAAAAGAATATCTTGATAAACTTGCTTATGAGGGTGGGTTTGTGTTTAGGTTTCGAGTTGATGGAACTCCTGTCTATCACTTTGTCCCTAATTCTCCATCAATTACAACAGGATTAACTTTGTCACATAATGACATAATTGATTTGTCAATTACTCATACTGGACTTAGCTCAGTGGTTACAAAATGGAATGTTAAATACGAAAAAAATCCTGCAAAAAACGAATACAACTCTAGCACTACCCACACCTCTTCGGCACGAACTAATTATTACACAAACACTAGTAAAGAAAATGTAAAAGAAATTAAATTGAATTTTTTAACAAGCAATGTTTCTCATACTGGTGGAAATAAAAATGCGTCTTTTTTAGATTATTATAACAGCTTAATTGGAGACGTAAAACAACTAATAGCATTTAAACTTGTAAATCCTGTCAAATCTTACATAGAAGTAGGGGATATTATAAATTTTGACAACTCAAATATGAATATTGAATCTCTAAGTGGGGCTTGGACAAATTTGAAATTTATAGTAACCTCAACAAACAGAACAACAGGTGGAGCTGTAGATGTTTCAGCTAGGGAAATTTAATGGCATATTTTAATCACGCTAACTATGATAGTGGCAACAACTTAACATTTGAAGTAAATCCAGATATTGGAATACAAACAGGTAAAGAATTTAATAATGATCTAAAAGAATCTTTAGGTGGCGCAGAATTTGTAACTCAGGCTCATTCAGGAAAAAGAACTTGGCAATGGAGTTGGTCAAATATTAGCTCAACATTTAAAGGTCAATTGGAAACTTTTAGAAATACAGTTGGTGGCAATTTTAAATCATTTACATATAATGATGGCTCCTCAAGTTACACTGTAAGAATGTCATCTGATAGTTTGCAATTTAATGAGCAGTTTTTAGACAGATTTTCAACTAATATAAGATTACGGGAGGTTACAGCATCGTGATTGACAACATAGGAATTAAGGGCGAATTAGAAATAGAAGTTCGCAAGGGTAAAAAACAAAAAGTTAAAAATGCTATAAGCACAGAATTAAAAAACGTAATGGCAAGTGCTTTGCAATCAGCTCAAACTTTTGGTGTAGGTGGCAGTTTATTTGGAACTGATAATTTTGCAACACCTACATCACAAGAAAATGGAATTGTTGTGCATACATCAAGCGCATACCACGAAACAAAAATGACATCTGTTACAGGTAATACAGGTGCTAATACAGTTGTTTTAGTTTCAAGTACAAAAGCAAATGGAAGCAGCTATTCATTTACAGGGGCTAAATGTGGACACGGATATGGAAGTGATGACTTTGATTATTTAATAGCATCAACTACATTTACACAGGCAGTAAACGATGGACAACAATTGGATCTAACTTGGACAATTACAATAGGATAAACAATGGAAATACTTATACCAAAATTTAATATAGACATCAGCGGTAAAGTCAGGCTTCAAGTTTTTGACCAAAGAGGAAGAACCAAAAATGAACAACACTTTACTAATGCTATACACGATGATTTAAAAAATGCTTTTGTTAATCACCTAGCATCATCAAGTGGAGCATCTGCTTTTCATATAAACACAAGCTCAAGTTGGTTTACAGCAGAACACGCTATTGGCACAGGTCTAGATGGAATTGTTATTATTGCGCCTAGCTCTAGTGAAAGCACAATATCTTACGAAGATAGTGGTAGCAATTACTATGATATGAAATTACCTGACAATAAAAGCACAACTTATGGAGGTGGCAATTCTTGTACTTGGCAAGCAGAAGGAACTTGGAATAACAGTGAAGCAGGTACATCTGCATCTGTAACAAGTATGTTAATTGGAAACTCTTTTAGCGCTAGTGGTGGTGGAAATCAAAGTTTTGCAACTACGTTTGCCACAGCTACATCTAGTGGTGATTTTTCAGCCTTTACTCTTGACCCTGCCGATATTGCTAGAGTAACTTGGACAATCACTATTAGTTAATGGCTACAATAACAAGAAGTGTAAGTCAATCATTTACACCTTCCGAATCTTTATCAATAACAATATCAATATGGGCTTATGTAAATTCTCATAGCGATACCCTCTCGCTCACTGATAGTGGGCTCTCAAAATCAGTAAGTACATTTCGCAAAGAATCTACACTTACTGACTCGTTCAGCAACTCTGAATCTTTGTCAAAAGTTGTTTCTACTTTTAGACAAGAATCAACTTTATCAGATTCATTTAGCAATTCAGAATCTTTAAATAGGGCAGTGGATACTTGGCGACACGTTTTGTCGTTTAGTATGAGCCTAAGTCCTAGTGAATCATTTTCAAAAGCTGTAAGTACATATCGTCAAAATGTAGTACCCCAAGATAGCCTTTCGACAAACGACTCTTTAAGTTTAAACACTGATGTTTGGAGGCACGTATTATCTAATGCAGATTCACTAACCCCAAGTGAAAGTTTAAGTGTAAGTGTATCTTTATGGTTTAAAACTTTTACACAATCTGACGCTATTTCATTAAGCGATGGATTGACTATACAATTATCAATAGCCAATGATACATACTTTTATGATACATACAATATGAGTAATGCGACCAAATTAGTCGGGTTTATATCTAGTGGCAATTTTACAAGCGACACAAGTAGAGTTGTAAATGAAGCAGCTC